GCGAGCGCGCGCCACACGCTGTGGTTGTGGGCCTGGCTATGCGAGGCCCACACTCTGTGTGTTCTAGTCTAGTAATGCATAGTATGCATTAGTAAAATTCTTTTGGAACCATGTCAATCCATGTTGCATAGTTTTATAATCCTCAGTAGCTTCAGCACCTATGATTGTATCATAGATAGCAACAGCGAATGCAGGTAGCTTAGCTGACTGCACGAACCCTGGCTCGTTGAATCTATTCATAATCGTTAGTTCTTTAGTTGGATTGCTACCGAAGTTGCACTCATCAAATGGCTTAGGTATTGTGTATGTTGTGTTATTGTATTTTATCTTCATGTTAGTTCCTCGCTTTCATTTACTATCTTATACTATCCTACATTATTGTCAACTGTTCTTATTGTAGTTTCAATACATGGTCTGCCACCCCAATCTGTTGATGGAGTCCTAGTCACTTCAATCGGTGTTTCTAGAGCCTCGGTCCTTGGTGCAATGGCTGTGATCTCTTGTATATGTTTATTGGCAAAGGCATTGTAACAACCATTGCTACAGAAATAAGCATAGAAAGAATTTCTAGTCCATGTCTGTTCTTGAACTTTCTTAGTCCTTAGGACCTTGCTACCCTTGACACCACGTATTCTATCTTGTGTGTGCGATTGATGGCACGTTGGTCCATGGCACCAAACAAAATTACTCATGATTTGTCCCCTTTATATCTATCCATTGTTCCAACTATTTTATGCAATCGTTCAACAGATTTTTCTAGAGTCTTAATTCTATCTTCTAAGAACTTGATCTTCTGTCGTTCAAATTGCTCAGCTTTGTTTTTGCTGTGCAATTCGAAATGTTCATCTGTTAATTGTGTCATTTGTTATCTCCCCATAATCTTAATCCTATTAGGATAACTATCATTCCGAAGAATGATAGTTCATATATTAATTGTTCTGTCATTAATAACTTACAGTCCAACTGCCCTTGCAAGTTCTATATCCTTGCTTGTCCATATCAAAGTAAGTCATCATTTGATTGCCGACTTTACTTGTGAAATATTTACATTGGTCAGTCCATGTTGCTTTTCTAGTTATATACTTACCATGCTTAACTGCAAAGTATGTAATCTTAAATTGTGTATTTGGTATCATTGTGCTTTCCTCGCTTTCATTTGTTATAGGGAGAATATACCATATTCTCCCATACTTGTCAACTGTTTAATTTACCAACCACCTCTAATATCATTAGATTCTTTTAAACTGTCTGTTGCATTGTCCATATGAAGTTGTAACTGTTCTTGTTCTTTTTTTATGTCGTTAACTCTTTTTTGATTTTCGTTTACAATGTCCATAAGTTTTAAAGATTGAGCCATTAGTGTGTCAATCTCTACTGATAATTGTATTTGTTTGTTTAGGTTCTGTATTTGTGTGTTCATTTTTTTCCTCGCGTTGATTTGTTAATATGGGATATTATACTTTATATCCCATATTAAGTCAAGTGTTAATTTACTGCTTGGGTTTCTTGCATTATACGCCTTGCCATAACTATTTTTTCCTCTCTAGTTAATTCCACCTTATCAGTTAATAAGTCAGCTAAGTTTGTTGGACTATAAACTGATAGTGCCATACTGCTACTCTCGTTCAGTATGCCCTCATTAAGTGCAACACCTAATTTGTCAGCTAAGTCTTTTGCTTGGTCAAAGTATCTATAAGATTTTAAACCTAATCTTAATTTAGACATCTTACCCTCAATGTGTTCAAACAATTCTTCATGCGTTCTCTTAACAGTTGCTTGTGCATTTACATAAGTTTGAAACATTTGGTAAGTGTCTTGATCTACTGCAAACATTCTACTATGACAATATGATGTTCCAATGGTAGTTAGTTTGAAATCACTATCCCATTGTTGCTTGATACTTCTCTCAGTTTTATTATCATTGCTACTTGTTTCATGTCCTAAGAACTTATTGACTTGACTTTCCATAGTATAATAACTTGGACTACGTTTGTCGTAGTTGCCATTGATTGCAACATGAAAGTCTGGGTTAAGTCCTTTAGCTTTAATCTCATCTCTATAATAAGACCTTGCAAAGTTTTTGCTTAAATCAAACTTGACGTGGGTTTCGTCTATGATTTCTCTAGTCCTACCCTCATCATCTGTTTCGTTTCTAGGTGGTGCAGTAAAGTAAAAACAATTATCCTCATATAATTCTCCACCACTTGAACTATATTTTAATCTCATTCTTGCAATCGTATCAACATCTTCTTGTGGTTGATGTTGTCTAACAACTTTGTTAGCAAGTGATTTAGCAACAGTTCTTACATTGTTATATTCTTCTATTGCTTGAGTGTGTGCTTGTTTCTTTGGACTGTTAAGTTCAAAGTGTGTTTGAAATACACCCTCAATAGATTTTCTTTTTTCTGTGTTTAGTGTCAGTCTTTTTTCTGGCATTTGCTTTCCTTTTGTTAATTTATTTATTTGCATATTTATTTTATATAGCACTTGACAAACTATGTCAATGGGATTATATAGGATATATTCCCTTTTGCTAATATACGGAATTAAAAAACTCAAATTAGCTTTGGTTCATTGTGTTGGAAATGGCGTTGGAATGTCCAACCGAAGAAATTCGTTTGCCATAAGACAATGGACCAATTATTTGCTAAGTGCTACGGGCAAACTAGGGTCGACCTACAACCGGATAAGCACGCAAGTTACGGAAGTCGTAGCACTTAGCTAATGATAAGGCATACATTCAGCTCACGAAATGCTTCGCGCTAAGTGACTTCTGGTGGGACAGCCTTAGCCCGTTGCGCTCAAGTCCTTCGGCCGAGGGAGCGCAACGGGTTTATATGATTAATAGTCTGGTGACAGGTTTAAACTCTTGTCGTTAAATAACAGCGGAATGTCCGCAAGCCAGATTAAAAAAAAGAAAAAGAAAGCTACAAGCGCCAAGCTTCAAGCAGCAAGCAACGCTTGACAGCTGATATAAGATAATATAGGATGTATTTAGAAAGGATATAATATGGACAATGAAGAAATAAACACATTACAATTAAAAAGAATAGCTGATGCAACAGAAACTCTTGCACACAATATAGGTGAGATCCTGAAGCTGGTGAAGGCTGACCAAGAGAGATCTAGAAAATACATGGAAGAACAAAAAAGTGAGTAGGCGTCCCGGGGCTCAGTTGTGCAAGATCCTAATCTTGCACGCGGCCTGGTTGGTGGCCTCCGGTTATCCGGAGCGTCAAGCAGCAAGCTGCAAGCGTCAAGCGACAAGCTACAAGCAACGGGCGGCAAGCTTGACAAAGTTTAGAAATAGGATTATATAAGATATAGAAAGCGAGGAATCAATGAATACTAAAGAAGCAATAGCAATAACTCACACACTATCAAAGCCCTCCAAGATGCCAGGGTTTGCAATTGGTATACCAGCTAAAGAATGCAAGACAGGAGCTAAGCTTAGAAAAATTAAGGGCTCAGTTTGTTTCGGCTGTTATGCTCTTAAAGGGTGTTATGTTTTTCCAGATGTACAAGCAGCACAATACAAGCGGCTGGCCGCTATTACTAACCCGTTGTGGGTTGCAGCGATGGCCCATCTTATCAACTCAAAAAAATCTAAAGTCTTCAGATGGCACGACTCAGGAGACATACAGGACGAAGCTCACCTATTAAAAATTTTTGCTGTCTGTAAGTTAACGCCGACCGTTAAGCACTGGATGCCAACGCGGGAAGCCTGGACAAAATCATTCCTGCCATTATGCCCTGATAACCTGGTGATCCGGTTCTCAATGCCAATGGTTGATCAGCCAGCAGCTGGCACCTGGACCAACACGTCAACGGTTGTAACTTCAGGCGCTACCTGTCCAGCTCCAGAGCAGGGCGGAAAATGTTTAGATTGCCGCGCATGTTGGAATAAAGATGTTAAAAATATTGCATATGGTAAACACTAGAATGGATTTTTTTAAGAACGGCACCGGCTGGTGCATAAGACATAATCCCGACAAGCAGCAAGCCACAAGCGTCAAGTCACACGCTCCAATTTTTAGGCGACAAGCAGCAAGCGTCAAGCTCCAAGCTGTTCAAGTTTCAAGCGACAAGCGTCAAGCCCCAAGCAGCAAGCGTCAAGCTTCAAGCCGCAAGCGACAAGCTCTTCTATTTGTTCACCCTCATAAAGTCTCAAGCAGCTAGAAGCGAGGTGCATGGCTAAGATGAAAGTATTCTTAGGGTGCTTCATATGGAAGGCTATTTGGTGTGGTGAGAAGCGAAGCTTATTACCTTTGGTTACCTTTAGCTCTACAGTAAACCAAGTATGATTATTGTTTATTCCCAACAGATCCGGCGTACCTAAACTGCTAGTATTTTCTATCTTTGTCCATCTAATTTGTGGTGTATTCTTCTTCCAATACTTCCACAATCCTGCCTCATTTTGAACCATATTTTAACGTAGTTGGTGCTTGCTATACTTTCTTTTTAATTGAACTCATTCTCCAACTTTCGCCAGTAGAAATTTCAAATACCAGTCTGTGAGATTCTCTTGCACCTATAACATTGTTCTCAAATAATGTTATTGAGCTAATATCAAAGTGTCCGTCAGGTGATCTAAAATCTCCTTGTGGTAGTTTAACTTGTACTCTAGCACTTTGACATGTAGGTGATTTTAAAAACCTATCTAGCTGTTTAGCTAATTCTTTCGCATTTATCATGAGTTGACTTTTACTCTATGTTACGGTATCTGTCAATGTAAGGGTGATTACTTTGAGCGAAATTCATTGATAAACACCTTTTTATATTATGGGTGTACCAAAAAAACTAACAGAAATGCAAATTAAATTTGCTCATGAACTTGTGACTAATGAAGGTCGTAAGTATGCTTATGAATGTGCAATAGAAGCTGGGTACGAGAAAGATAGAGCAAGAGTTACAGCATCAGAATTACAAAACCCAAAAAAATATCCCTTGGTTGTTAAATACTTGGGTGAGATAAGAGAGGAAT